TTTCCCAGTCACGATAGCAATCGAAGCAATAGTATATATTTTATTATCTGATCCCACCATCAACTGCGAACCAACAGCATAATTTGTTCCTGCTCCACCTGTTAGAGTTAATACTTTTGACGCCGCTGTTCCTGCTACTGTTACACCCGACTGTTCAAACAATAATCCTGCATATTTACCACGCTGTTTCGTGTATACGCCTGCAGTATCTGCGTTTGCAGTTGCAGTTGTTGTCGTTGGTATGCTTATTATTCTAAGTGTAGCCTTTAATGTTCTTATTCCACTTGCAGGGCAGTCAATAGTGCAATTATTTACTTTTACAGTTGTTGCAAATGCACTTGTATATTTTCTAAATCCATATTTTATTGCAAATGTTGTGTTATTTAGCCACGCATCATGTATTATTTCCTGTGTTGCCGCTCCTGTAAAGTTTACCGTTACATCTATTGTCGCCTGTCTATCTCCATCAATATACTCTTTCCATCCGCTTGTATCTGCGTCTGAACTGTCTATTTCGTCTTTCGACTGTGATATTGTCATGTCTGTAACATTTATCAAGTCTTTGAATACGCTTGAACCGACGTCGACTTGTATATATGCCAGTTTTCCTCTTGCTTTAGCCATGTTTTATATTCCCTCCTTGTATGCGATTAGATTAAGGCTCCAATCATATCTCCCTTTTTCATCTGTTCCAAGAAAATTTATATCCCCAACTATTTCATAACCGAATATACTTGTTCCGGTTACAACATTATCAAGAATTGTTTTGATTGACTGCATTACGGCATACCCGTTTTCATAGTCTGTGTTTCTATGCTGTATCATTATAGTAGGTTTCCCACAATCTCCATCGTTGTTATAACCGCCTGTGTCAAATATACAACTGCAAACATTGTCATCGGGCATATTGGTTTTGTAAATGTTGGTTATTCCATTTGATTTTAGTGTATCAAGTGTTATTTTTGAAGGACTACTCATTTCTTCAACTCCTTCTGTGTTTCGTTAATTATTATATCCATAAACCTTGTTATATTGTTTTTTAGCGGGTCTTCAAGATACTTTCTTTTGCCTATTTTGTGTTCGTATTTCATTTCATGCTGTCTTAATGCGTAAGGTGTGTTAAAGCTAACTTCTACCTCAAATTTACCATCTTGCAAATTAATATTATAACTTGCAATTACGTTTTTTTTACTGCCTTTTGCTATTATTTGACCGTTTAGCTTTACTAATCCACTCTTTCTGAGTGCTCCTGTGTCAATAGGGCATTCTTGAATAGCTAAGTCAAGTAGTTCCATGCCTACTTTTACAACTGCTTTCTGGCTCGTTGTAAGCATTTTCTTTTGTATTATGTCTAATTGTGATGAAAAACTTTTACCTGTCATGTTTAAACTTATATTCATAGGTATATCGCAACTCCTTCAAATGAACCATCCGAAATATTACGGCATACTTTCTTTTTTATTATAGCGTATATATCTCCCGATGTTCCACGTTGTAACTTTTCATTATCATCTATAGTTTCAAATATTACCACACAAGCTGTTGATGTTACGCTTGTTTGTAATCCTGTTTGAATTACTTTGTTTGTATCTTTCCAAATACCTTGTACCGTTTTACTTGTATATGTAGGCTTTCCATCTTCAGACAATGTTTTTGTGGCTCTGTATATTGTTATTGATTCCTTGAGTTTATCATCATTTATCATCATGACAAATCAGCCGCCTTTTCTATGTATGCACCAAATATATCATAAGCACCTTTAAATATAACTTTATCTGTCAATTTGTCGTAAGTGACAGAACCTATACCATCCACGCTTTCAGATTTTATACCTTGCTTTTTATACAAGTTAGATTTTAATAACAAAGAAGCCAATATAGCCTGTCCTGTTTTTATTTCAATTGGTGTTCCAATATCTTTTAGATATCCGTTTTGTGATACCCATTGTCTTGGGAATTCGAGCGACTGAGCGTTAAGTGTCTTATAACCTATCCAACTAATCGCCTGCATTTGTGTGCACGCTTGCCTTAATGCCTTTTCTTTGACTGTATCCGTTGCGGAATCCCATTCGGTAGTGTTAAGAAATCCCGCTAATATATCATTACATTCGGATATTGTTATATAACTATTTGTTCCGACTGTTATAGCCATTATTCGGCCTGTTACTCACCGCCTAATTTTGTTTTTTTAACTTTAGGCTCTTCTATAACTTCTATATCTTTATTATTTTTCTGATAATCTTCATAGTATTTTTCTGTTACTTCAAAGATTGCTCCAGTTAGTTTATTTTTAATAAACATTTGTGTACCTCCTAAAAAATTGGCGATATATTGCTATACCGCCAGTTTATTTTATCCTTTATTAGCTGTTATTAACGCTATTCTCTTAGATCCTGTATCAGTTGTATCTTTAAGAAGTTTTGCTCCGTATACATATAATCCCTTGATTGCATCTGCAAAGAAATTTTCAGGTCTGTAAGCATCTATCTCTGTTACCTGTCCTGCATATGTTATCGCATCGTTTGTTCCAGCCATTATTTTGTACTTGGCTCCTGCTGTATTAGGTACGTTATTTGATACATATACATCAAATCCGCTTACTTTTCCAACCATTCCGTTATACATTACGCCCTGTCCGATATCAGTATATTTTATAAATCTGTCATCTTTCAACAGTAATCCATGATACCATGCTGGGATTACTATCCATCTACCTGTAACAGGTACATTCTTTTCTGTAAGAGCTACTCCTGCATCGACTATCAAATCATAAGCGTTTAAAGCTGTTACTGATTTTGGTGTCGTATCATCTCCTATCATCATTGTTGTATCTATTCCAGTATAGAATGATGCTATATACTGGTCTATTACGTCAGCCATAGCATATGCCGCTCTTTCCATTGCTTTGTTCATTATGTTTATGTTTGNNTCTATTGAATCAGCTTTGAAGTTGAATGATTTAGCCTGGTCTATTGCAAGTGACTGCGTGTAAGAAGTCGGTTTTTCTGCTGCCGATAATCCTGTCGCAGGGTCATAGTTTGATATTGTTACACCTCCAAACTGCTGTATTTTAACAGTATCTCCGAATCTTGTTATTTCTCCCTGATAATCTCTGTTAACAAGATTAGCATAAACAAGATTTTTGTCTAGATTACTAAGTAGTGAAGCACTCCAAAGAGTAGGTATAAAATTTGTGTATGATTTAGCCATTGTCTATCCCTCCTATTATTTTAATATTCCTTGTTTCATTATTTTGTCGTAATTTGCCATTATTTCTGCCTGTGACATTGTTTTTAGTCTTTCTGTTGTGAATATTTCGTCACCATTATTTTTTACATTAGGTGGTGTTACTCCGCCGCCTTTGTTCTGAGGTTGTGTTACGGTTCCCCAAAAATCGGGATAAGCAGTCTTTATTCTTGCTATTTCTTCCGTTATTCCCACAAGTCCATTTTCTGTTTTGCTTATGTTTGCAAAATTAACTTCTTTCATCAACAAATCAGGGTATTTACTTCCCGATAATTCTCTTATAAGTGCTGTATTTATTTCAGCTTTTGTCAAATTGGCCGTCATTTCCTGTTGCAACTGGTCGAATTTGTCCTTTTCAACATACTTAGACAAATTGTTTTTCTGCCAACTGTCAAGATGTTTATGCTTTTCGCTGTCTAAATACGGCTGTAATACTTTGTAAGCGTCTGAATTAAGTTTCCCCTTGTCATCAAACAACATTTTTGCCCAGTCCGTACTCGCCGGAGATGGTTCGGGTGTTGGTGTTGGTTCGGGTATTGGGTCGCCTTCTGCAAATCTCTGCAAATCAATTTTTAATGACTCAGTTTCCATTTTTTTACTCCTTTTAGCCGTTAGCGTTCACGCCGCCTACGTCTTTTATATTATTATTTATTTCATTTATTGATTGCCTTGCCTGTTCCTCTGTCTTTCCATCTAAAAACATTATTCCTTCAATTTGTGCCATTGTGGGTTTATTGCCTGTCCTTGTGTTTACAATTTGTGCCATTTCCAGAGCGTCAAGAGGCATTATGTCGTGCCATTTTATACCCACTCTGCCTAATTCTGCATTATACTTCAATGAGTATGCTATATTGAGTACATTATTGATTAATGTTGACATTTGTGTCTGTTTTTTCTTAGTTTCTGCTATTGTACGAAATAATGCCTTTCGCATAGCTGAACCGCTCGGAATTGTTACTCCTGAACCTATTTCAAACACGATAGGAGCCACTCCCATTTCTCTATATATATCGCTTCTTAGTGTTTTCTTGTATTCCATTATTATATCATAGTTGCCATTATATTCAACGTACTTGACTTCTTTGTCACCTTCCGCTGTCGGTATAGCCTTTCCTACAATATTAGCCTCCATTTTGCCTGTGACGGGGTTCTTTGTGAATAATCCTTCAGGAGCTTGTAACGTTGGATTCAAGGTTTTATCCATTGATATTGCTGTCTGTGTTCCTCTGATTGCGTATTCTCTTTGAGATGATACTGCTGTATCTGTGTAGTCTGTATCGGCAAGTATCCCGTCTGATTTCGTATTATTCAATATCTGAATTAGTCTGTATCCTGTTGTGTTTTCTTCCCAACTGTAATTATCTTCGTAATACCTTTCGGGATGTGTGCCGTCTGCTATTTGAGGCAATATAGCCTTGATTGTATCATTCTCAATCAAGTAGTTAACATATATTATTTTGTCGACATAATGTTCTTCGGTCACAAGTGTTACTGTCTTTTTATTGCTTGTTTCCTCTTCTATCTTATAAGCATATAATATATAGTCAATCTTATTTCTATTGTCTGATTGAGGTATTATGAATATATGTTCATTATCTAATAGTTCTATCTCTATTTCATCATCTACCAATCTTGTTTTTACTGCTGCCCAACCTATTGCCGATTGCCTGTTTGCTGATTCTAATAACATATCATGAAAGCCTATATCGTATGACATTTCATCTACAAACGCTTGGTTAGTTTCAGAAGTCAATTCTGGCATTTCAGATAACATTAATGTTGTATATGTGTCCGTACATTTCTCTATATATATCGCTT